TCCTCGATGGTGCCAGCTCTGATTGAGCTGAAATTAACGCTCGTTAGATCGCTTGATAGGGCGTGATAGGTCACGTTCAAACCCGTTGCAACGCCGCGCAGTACACCAGCAACATAGTCGCTGTATGCGCTAACGGGATGATTGGGGTCTAGCATGGCCAGCTCAGTACCGGCTGGCAGCTCCGTGAAACCAACTCCACCGATTGATGGCGGTAGACCATAACCGTCAGCGTTTTCTTCATCGTCGAGATAATCACCGGTCGGAGTCTTGTAATACCCGAGCTTGCTGGCAGCCAGCTCCGCTGCCTTCATTTCGGCACGCTCGTACCGTGCCAACATCAGCAAGTGAATCATCACTGGTGCGAGCCATGTGGCACCACGGATTTGATTAGGGCGATCAGACTTGTATATATGGATTATGTCTTCAGCTGGGACGCGCTCGTATGAGTTGATATTTGGCGACTTGGTTGGCATACCAAAGATCGAAGGCACCTTGTTCGGTGGCATTTTCCACAAGTAATAGGCGACAGGCTTACCCGCGCGATCAAGCTCGATGCCCTGAACGATTGCGTTAGTGTCTTTTGTCGCTTCGCGGTTCAATTCGTAGTCGAGGAAATCAGCATCGTACAGTGCGATTTTGAAATCATTCCCGCGCACTATTCTGACAATCACCTCACCGTCACGCGCAACGGATCTTGCGACTAGGCGCTGGATGTCTTCCCAATCTAAGCGCCCATCGCGCGAACAGTTTTCTGCGTAAGTCCAGTTTTTGAATTCACGCTCTATCAGGCGATTTACTCGCATGTCCAATTTACCGCGATTGGTGCGAGCTTTGCTTTGCAGCTTGACCCCCTCACCAATTACGTTAGTTTCAACCAAATTCAAAAACCGAGCTGCGTAATCATTGTTCTGTTCAAGATCCCGCGCGCGCGCTCGCAGCGTCTCGCCTTGGGTGCGCAAGTCTTCGTTGATGCTCTTTACTTCTGTTACCCAGCTTTTGACAACTTCGTTGCTTGCTGCGTCCCAACGCCTTGCGCCTTTCATGATCTGATCCCGAAGCGCTTGCGTGTCTTGGTGTTAATCTCGCCAGCAGTTTGATCGCGCATTCTTTGCAGTTCCGGTAGGTCAACGTAGCTGAAGCTGCGGCCAGCGATAGAGTAGGCCGATGCTGTCTTTGTTGTGAGCGTTAAGATCGCCGCGTCTAAGTTCTCAAGACGCTGGCGCAAATTAGAAATTGGGTTAGTGGTCGCCTCGTCGCGATTGGCTAGTAACTGAATCTCACCAGATCCGATCGTCAGACGTTCGCTGTCGCTGTTGCGCGTGATGTACGCTTGATATGTGTAGCGTCCGACCGTGTAGGCGGCAGTCGTGGAGCTGCCCACCTCGACGATGTAGTCAAGTCCAGATGCTGATGCCGTTATAGCGATCTCAGTCGTGCCAGCGCCTTGCAAGCGCAGAGCGTATTTGAGCGTATATGCAGAATTCGCATATTCAGCATTGAGGTCGGAGCGCTTCCATGCCCAGCGGTCACCACTTACAAGTTCAGCGGGTTCAGAGGTCGGATAGTTAGCAGCGTCAAACAGATTTTCCATCGCGGTATGTTCAACGTTCATTTGTAAAATGTTTAGGTAAGGATTTGACAAATTGCGGCTGATCTTCGACGTTGTTTTGTAACGTCACGATCGTGTCGTTACAAATTAGCCAATCTTTGTGTGATACCCATTTGGATCAAACAGGAAAAACAGGAAAAACAGAGAAAACAGACCAAACAGACCAAACAGGAAAAACAGGAAAAACAGGAAAAACAGGAAAAACAGGAAAAACAGGAAAAACAGAGAAAACAGGGAAAACAGGAAAAACAGAGCGGATAAGTAAAGCGTTTACTTTTCCGCTTTGTTCACAAAATAATATCGATAGTGCTTGTAGTGTGACCGGTCACGCGTATAATGGACAGTGTTACATCGATACACCAATACAAACAAACGAAGGGGAATGATGATGACAGTTAAAGTTTACCAGTTTCAACTTACGCAAGCCGACGAAGCTCTTTTGCACGAAGATGGTTGGTTGGCTTCAGAAAAGATCACTGCCTACGCCGACCAGGGTTCTAGCCGGAAGGTTGAAGACGGTAGCTACGATGCGGCAAAATGGTTCCACGATTACTCGCACGTTGCCACGGTAGATGCCGACGATCTGGACGAGGTCTTTCGCCTCACAAACCTTTGGGACAAGCCTGAGTTGGTAGAAAAGCACTCAAGTATGCACAGCGTTTCAGTTGGTGACATTTTGGAAATGAACGGAGAGTTCTTTTTAGTAGCAGGTTGCGGCTTTAAAACTCTTAACATAAACAAGGCCGCGTAAGCGGCCAGAGGGGAAACAAGATGATTACACCAGACCCATTTAAGCTACCAACCGCTGAAGAGAAGAGCTACTCCCAGCTAGACGCTCTGCGTGATTGGGCATATAGATATTGCAGTAACTTTACGCAAGAGCAAATCGAGGCAGCACCTCGCGAGTGGCTACAACAATCAATACAGAACGCTATTGATACCTATGACAGCGAGATGGATATGACATGGGATGAGATAGTAGGCAACTCGTTGGCTTACTTCATCCGTGACGAAAACGGTGAGCTGATCAACAAGTAAACCACCAAGCGCCCTGCGGGGTGCACCAAACGAGGGGCAAGACAAATGAAAAAACCAAACGACAACTATAGCGCGCTAGTTTTAGCGCTTGAGCTGGCGGTGACAGCTCCAACGCAAACCAAAAGCGAACAGTTGCTTGCAATGGCTGAGGAACTCGCGGACATTATGAGCGAAGTTGAAGTAATGCGCGCGAAACAGGAAGCTGAAAAGAACTTGGAGGCAGACAAGTGAAAGATCAAATCACAATGTCTAGGCACCACAGAGGCTGGCTAGTTCGATGGCCAGCAACTTGGAGCGATTGGGATTGGCGAACCTATCGCGAAAAGTATTTTGAAACTAGCGGAATAGGCGACGAATCTGGATACCGCAAAGCGCAGCGGCGCAAGCGTGAACTAATTAGCGAGCTGAAAGAATTTAAAAAATCGATCGTTGCCAAAACAGCAGCAGAGCGAAAAAGCTCAGAGCGCGAGCGTAAAAAAGAGATGGGCTTAAAACGACTAGAGTTGTGGGTCACTGACGAAGAAACTGCACAGATCCAAAAACTGATTAGCGAGCTGAGAGCGTAAGCTCTCAGTCTTCGTTCAGTATCTGATACACCCGCTGCCGCGTTATCTGAAAGCGCGCGCACAGATCATCGATATTTCTGCCGTTAAACTCAGCCTTTAGCGCTTCTCTGTCGATCTTGCGCTTTTTCAGAATGTAAACTGTGTCGCCGCCAGCCTGACTGTACAGCGCATCAACAATCGCATCACGCAGCTCATCTGCCAGACTATTCTCTACTTTTGAATGCAGAACTTGCGCGATAATTCCCTCAATCACAACCAAGCACCATTCGGTTGCGCGTTAATGCTCCACTTGCGCGCCTTTGGTTGCTTCTGTGCGCTCTCTGGTGCGTTCTCAGGCGTTTTTGGTTGCGGGTTAACGGGTCGCTTACGGGTGTTGCGAGAGAGCCTCAGAGCGCACAGATTGTAGACTCTCACATCCAGTGCCTCGTTGCGCGCGCGAGTAGTGACCCATTCTTGGCGTGGTCGCCCTTTTGAGTATCTTGTGACCAACTTTTCGGCGGTTAATTGGGCAAAATACTCGTCATCGTAGGCGACATCAGATGGAAAATGACAGTATCCCGGCCCCTGTTCTTGGATCGTCAAATATGAGTACACAATCGACTTAGCTTGGTCAACTCCAACAGGTTCAGCGCTAATTGCTTTTTTCCTGCGGCGTGCAAGTCTTCTGGCGCGTTTCTGCGCGTCTTCGATCAGGCCGATGCCAAATCCGGCAACGCCTTTGACGGCATAGCACCACTTTCGCTTTGCAACGAAATCGTAGACTAATTGCGTGTTATATCCGCTGTCGATCGCCACCGCATCAGCGTTGAGGTCTTCCAGCACCTCTGAGAGTTCATCCCACACTTCTGGGCGCGCGGTATCACCGGCCAGAATGATGTAATCAAGCGACCAACTCTCTTCTGTCTTTGTGTCCCATCCAACGTGCTCCAGCTCGAGGCGATCTTTTTGCACATCGATGCCGATGGTAGTTTTGCCAAATTCCAGATTTTCTGGGTATTCCTCGCGGCGCGTGATTAGCGCACCGGGATCGACCTGCTCGCCTTGCTCTTGCCAGCACTCTCCCAAAACGGTATTAACAAATGTCTTTAGCTGTTCCTGCGATCCTTTCTTTGCAGCAATGAAATCTGTGGCGGCATCTGACCAGCTATACCAACCAAGTGGCGAATAAAGACTTGAGAGGTGATATCCCTTGTATCTACCGCTCGCAGTTGCTCGCCATTCGCCTTTTAGCAACATGTTCGTCTTATTTGATTCTGCAATTTCAGATCCGCATTCATTGCAAACGAGGCATGCCGTTGATGGGTCATTGTCTTGCCACTTGATACGATCCCAGGTGATTGTGATCATTTCCGAACAATGAGGGCAGGGCAGGTAGAACTGGCGCTGGTCGCTTTGCGCGTAATACTCTTGGATCGTGCAAAGGCCATCGATCGTTGGCGTGCTGCACATAAACACTTTGCGATTGCGTTTAAACGTAGCGGTTCGCCTGATGGCGAGCTGCACCGGCGAGCCTTCGCCATCGACATCGCTGGGGTAACTGCTTGCCTCATCGAGAAACAGGTATCTGGCTGGCATCGAGCGCAGACCAACGTTCGAGTTGCTGCCTGTCAAAATTAACGTGCCGCCAGCATAGTCTTTCTGAAAAAGCGTGTTGCCAGAGTCACGCGCGCGTGGTGCGCTTATCTTCGCGGCCACCTCTGGTATCGAGTCGAGCATTGGCCCAATTCGCTGCTTACTGGCGCGCTTGGCACTGTCTGCCGTAGGCATAACGTAAAGCATCGATCCTGGAGCGTGATGGATTACATATCCAAGCCAGTTATTTCCTGCCTCAG